TGTAGAACATGATTTGCCATGAAAAGGTTGTAGGTGCGGTCATGCAAACCCTACGAGAGCTTTTGTATTAGAAAGATATTATGTTAAGTATAAAAAAATTTGATGACTGGATAAACAAATCTACCAAGGATAATAAAATTATTTATTACCGTGGGTATTTATGTGGACCATGGCTACAAAAATTATCACCTACAATGGATGAGCGTCGTGTACGTAAAATAAAACAACATGTGTACCATGCTGCAGAAAAGGGGTTGGTAACTTTAGTACAAAAGAAACATGCAGATTTTGATTATGAATATATAGCAGTGAGGATATGATGTGGTTTTTATTATTACCGATTAAGTTTGTTATTTTTATTATGGTTTGCCAATACTTGTTTAGATGGTTGGTGGGTGTATGAGTTCTCCAATATGTAATATGGTAAGTGTTCATGATGAACTAAAACGTGCACGTGATGCATTTTATAGTGCTATGTTTGAAGATAATGAAGAAGAGATGCGTGCTGCTAATAATGCAGTGGGTTATTATGAGTCAATGACAGATAGTACGTCATGCCCCGAGTACCCAGGATTTTAAGGAGAAATAGAGTGAGTTTACATAAAGCAGATATAGAAATACGTAAAATATTAGTTAAGTGTGAAGAGGAAGGTGATAACTTTGATGTAACTTTAGATTCAATTAGTAATGTTAAAGTTCATGGTGTTGTGTTTCCAACGTTAATGTTGATGGAGATTATAGATGAGTTTAGTAGTAAAAGAGAAGAGCGCGAACGCGCAAAATTTAAGCCAGGAACTACAGACGAAGAGTTACAAAACAAGTACCAAACAGCTTCCAGGAAATGGAATGAAAGAAATTGATATTAATTCTATTCCTATGGTTAGATTATCATGGGATGATGCACGTGATACAGAGACCGGGTGGTTGTCTTTAAAAGAGATGGTAAATGCGCCGTTGGCTAAATGCCAGGAGGTTGGCTGGATGTTAGTGAAGAATGATGAGAAAGTTGTGGTTATGCGATCATGGTGCAAGGACCAGGGTGATAACCATGGAGGTGGATGTATAGCTATACCTCGTGGATGGGTAACGAAAATAGAATATTTAGAGGTAACATATGCAGACGTACGAAATTAATTTATGGTTAGATAAGAAAGTTATCGAGAAGATAGTAAAGCAGTTTGAGAAGGATGAGGACGTAAAAGCGTATATCAAGGATAATTTTGATACAGCACCTAGTCCCGAGTTCCCTTCATTAGATCCCACGCGTGGTTATACACGGCCCAAGGCTTCTAAATACATTATTACCTGGGCCAAGGTTCACACATATGTGCGTAAAAAAGGACCTACAAGAATAGAGCTAAGTGAAGATGAGAAAGAAATTCAGAAAACCTTGGAGGCATCGATAACAAGAGAAGCTATTGATGAATGGGGTCATAATGAGATGTTACGTGAAGTAAGAAAAGAATATTGGAGTCACCCAGATGCCACAGGTCAAGAAGACAAAAAATAAAGAAGGGTTAACACCTAAACAAAAGAAGTTTTATGATGTTATTAAATCATTTGTAAAGGCTAATGGTTATGCACCTTCCTATGAAGAAATGAAACAATTAAATGGTATGCATTCTAAAAGCCATGTACATGGTTATGTGCATAGACTCATAGCACGTGGCTGGCTTAAAAATGGAAATGGCAGAAATCGGTCAATTTCTATTGTATGAGACAGATGTATAGTGTATATTTTGCTCAAAAGTTTTTTTATGTTTCGTAATAATCAAGAAAGTGGTGACACAGTGACACATTTAACGATTAAGTTATATAATTCAATAGTTTACTATGTGTCACCTATGTGTCACTACTCTAAACAACGCAAGGCACTTTTTTGTTTTTTAAGAACTAAAATGAGTAAATACTCACCTATACTGCGGGTTACAGCGTGATAGATAAGAGATTGACTGCCGACACAAGTGGTGACACAAAAGACATGTCATTGAAACATCCTAAAGATGGTGATGGTTTGACAGATAAACAAAAAGTGTTTGTTAAAATATACTCTGAGAATGAAGGTAGATTGACTCCAACAGAATGCGCAAGACAGGCAGGTTATTCAGAAGGTTCTGCTAACGTTACATCTTCATTACTATTAAATGGTAAAAGGTATCCAAAGGTTGTAGAAGCTGTCATTGCACGTAGAGCTGAGATTGAAAAAACACATGAGGTTAAATTAAATAAACATGTACAAGAGTTGGCTAGACTTCGTGAGAAGGCACTTGGTGAGAAGTCTTATAGTGCTGCAGTTAATGCTGAGCGGTTGCGTGGACAAGCTGCAGGATTGTACATCGATAGAAAAGAAATCAGAACAGGTGCAATTGACTCTATGTCTAGAGAAGAAGTTTTAGCTAAGCTAAAGGAGATAGGATTAGATGGATCGTTTAAAAAAGAGGGTAATGAAACTGTCCTCTCAGTCGAAGAGGAATCCAATAGCAAAGGACTTAAGGACATCACGCCAGTACAAACAAAAGGTGATAAAGGACAAGACAAAGTATGACCGTAAAACCGGAAACAAGTTTCTGGAAGAGTTTAAAGAAGTCATTAGAGGGTGGTGAATATATTGTTTCACGCCTTGAAAGTTATGTTACACCAGGATTCCCAGATTGCCTTATTTATAACAAGGTTACAGGATTCTTCACACTAGAATTAAAGATAGCACAAGCTAATAAAAAAGTAACCATATCACCCTTCCAAATCGCATGGAATATGCGTCATAGTTTGGCAGGAGCAAAGTCATATATCCTTGTTGGGGGGCTACCCAACGCCCATGTCAAACTGTTTCATGGGTGCAAAACCAAGGAACTTGCAGCAAGCACCGTGGATCTCGTGCCCGGGCTGTATGAAGGAAGGCTCGAGGGCCTTAATCTCGCTAACTCTCTAACTCCCTAACTGCGGCAACGTGTCACATTGACATTGGATCACGCAGCTGGCGCCCGGCGCCCGCGGGACAAACTCGCCTCAAACTCTCTAACTCTCTAGGGTTTCTCCCATTTCCGTGTATCCTGCTTCCAGGAGCTACGCAGCCCGGGCCAGGAAGTTCCCTGATGCGTATGCCTCGAAAGTTATCCACAGAAAATTTTGTGAATGGGTTGTATGTGCTGTCATTAGGTGTTATATTATATGTAGAAATATAAATAAGGAGTTATTATGGTATTACCCGAAGATAGCAACAATATGTTGTGCGACTTACTAGATAGAATAGCAGAGTCAATGGAGAAGAACACAGTTATACTAAACAGAATAGCAGACCATTATGATGGGGTTGTTCCTGTCATGACACGAAATGCTAAACGATTAGAGGATTCACAAGAAGATAACAGAAGTGCATTAGACAAGATGTACGAAACAGTATTTAATAACTGATTCTCTAACTCCCAATCTCCGTGACATTATGTCGCGGGGATAACCTGTGGATAACTTCCCGCCCGGGCCCGCTGCGCCGATGCAAATTTTCTAACTCCCAATCTCCCCGAACTCTGCCATTTTTGTTACATTCTTTTCCAGCATGCCGTTTACGCACCGGGCGCGCCCGGCGAACACACGGAAGTTCCTTTAAAATTTTGTGGCTGTTTTCTGGGATTTTTTATTGCCCGGGTCTTGACTCCAGGATGCAGCTGCGTTATATAACCAGGAGCAGCAGGAGCTGCTGCGTTAGAATTAGAAAGGAAGACATGCCACTACTACTAGTATTACTGCCAGTTAAACTATACATTCTCTGGGTTATCCTGAACATCTTGTTTGGGGGCTAACTCCCTAACTCCTCAAACGACTGCAACTGAAGATCCGATGGGTCTGCACATTCAGGAGCTGGGCCCGGGATGCGAAGTTCCTGTGGTTGACACGAATCACATTTCCTGATATAACTGCAGATAGAAATAGAGAAAGGACTACTATGATTCGTTGGAACAAATGGACTAGAGATTATACATATACTTACGAGATGACTGATGGGGTTTGGAAACTTATCCACAAGAAAAGCAATCGACCCATTGTACATTGGGTGAAGTCATGGTATACTAAACCAGTTAAATTAACAGAGTATGGTCAGCGACCTAGTTGCTAACAGTAGAAACAAGTACTCGAAGAGGCAAGATAAACGGAGTTATTCGGCTCTTGTCTCACAAACTCTCTAACTGCACGCTAGTTAGATAGTTATCCACAGCTTATCCACAGCTAACGACCGGGCGCGCCCGGCGTACAAACTCCCT